AATCTATCTTTGGCAACAGTGTCGAATTCTTTTTTGAAGGTGGTGAAACTTCCAAACTGTTTTGTAATTTTTTTAAGTAACTCCCCTTCTAATTTTTTAGGTTTTGGAGTTAACATGTTCCAAAATAATGCGTGGTTAAATGCACCACCTGCATTATTTCTTATTGTCTTATCAAAACGACTAATTGTTTTGATTATTTGTTCTAACTCAACATCCCCATACTTTTTCTTTGACAACGCGTCGTTTAGTTTGTCGACGTACCCTTTGTAATGTTTGTTGTAGTGGAAGTTCATTGTTTCGGGGTCAATAAACTGTTTCAGGGCTGAGTAAGAATAAGGTAATTTTTCTATACCTATTTTCTTCATTTCTGTAATCAATAACTCTTTCTCTTTGTTTACGTGGTTTTCAAGTATCTGTGTTTCGAGTTGTTGAATTTGTTTTTCTATTTTTTTCATATTTTTGGATTATCCATTTCTTATAAATAATCCACATTTCATTTAACGACGCATTTCCTGAATTCTCTTTAAAATTTCTTCGGCAGCATCGGCAGTGTTTTGATTGTCCCCCATTACTGTAGCAATCACTTGTTTTTTATTATTTAATATGTCGTAGATAATTCCTTCGATTGTATTCTCGAATATGGGGTAGTAAACTAATACATTGTTTTTTTGACCGTATCTATAAGCTCGGTCTTCCGCTTGGGCATGGTCTGATGGTAAAAATGAAAGGTCGTTCATAATAACTGCTTCAGCTGCCGTAAGAGTTATACCAACTCCAGCCGCCTTTATGTTACCGACAAGTACTTTTATCTTATCGTTTTCTTGGAAACTATCAACACTATGTTGTCTTTCAGGTTTCGACATTGAACCATTTATTTTAACCGCAGCTTTACCAAAATGTTCACAAATTTTATTAAGTGAATCTGTAAAGTTACAGAAAATAATTACTTTTTTACCCTGCTCAACAATGTTTTCCGCAAGCTCTATCGTTTGTGAAACTTTTTCATCTGCAATAACTTGACGTATCTTTGTTAACTTAGTGAATTGTACTGTAAGTGATTTAGATTCTTCAGGATTCTTATCGTACCAATCATAGTACTCACCCATAATTTCTTCATACATTTTAGATTTTAATCTAAGGTATACTGGTGTGATAATCTTATCAGGTAAATCAAGTACGTTTTCTTTAAGTCTTCTCAATGTAAGACCTGCGGTACGGTCCCTTAATTCCTCAAGATTTGATGCCCCCATCACATTCCACACTTTTCTTCCACCAACATTAAATTGATAACCTTGGCAGTATCTGATGGCATAAGCCATCCAATTCTTGGCAACAGGGGATTCAATTAAACTTAATAGGTTGAAATAGTCGATAGGTCTAGAGGTCATCGGAGTACCCGTCAATAACCAAAGTCGGTCCACCTTTTTAACAAGGTCGTTAATTAGTTTCGTTCTTTGAGCTGTAGCATTTTTGATATAGTGTGCCTCATCAACGACCACCAAATCAAAATTGGCATCAAGAATCTGTGACTCACCTTTCTTTTTTGTGTCATGAAAATTTTTAATAATATCATAGTTTATGATAACAAAGTCCGCATCTGTACTGAAATTCTTACCTTCAGCAATATAAACTGACTTATCAGAATAGTTTTCAATCTCTCGTTTCCAGTTAATTTTTAATGTTGCGGGACAAATGATTAATACTTTTTTAGAACCTGATTCTAATGCGGCAATAATTGTTGAAGTCGTTTTTCCCAAACCCATATCATCAGCAAGAATAAATTTCTTGTTTTCAACTAATTTTTGAACGGCCTCTTTTTGATGTTCAAGTGGTGGACGGTGAGAATATTTATCATAATTAATAACAACATTTTTTACCGTATTGTCTTTAATGATTGCGGCTTTTGGTAACCAAAAATCATGGAGAGGTTCGTTTTCTGTTATTTTACCCCAAATGTGGAACGCTTTTTCTTTATCGGCAAGTAATTTTTCAACCCATACCTTTTCAGGTATTTCAGTCATAAGTTTGTCGTCAGCAAGTTTTTGTGCAAAATATGCGTCAAGTATTACCCACTTTTTCGCAACCTTTGGTTGTTTATCGTGGTTATTAATAATATACTCCGCCTGACTCCTTGTGGGGTAAAACCTTCTATTAACTTGAGACTTTCTCTTAAGTTCAATAATATAGTTGTTTCCTCCTTCATACCCTTCTAACAGGGTCATGGCCTTTGATTCTAAACTTACATCCATTTATAGGAAAATATTTTATTTAAATATAGTTAATCTTTAAGTATTTATCAATATATGAAAATGTCTCAGGAACAAATAGAGAGAGCTATTAACAAAATGATTAATGTCATTAAACTAAATGATGTGCTAAGTGTTGATATTGAGGTACACCATTTAGATTTAGGTGTTAAATACGATTACTATTTAAACATTACATATGTTGTTCCCGATGATAGTGAGTTTTTACGAAGTTCAAATATGAGATATTCTGATTACAATAAAATGACATGGAATAAAGAAATTCTCGATAATCTTAAAAATTATATGGGGATTGACACTTTAATTAATAGTTCTGTTGTTATGTCTGAATCAAATTATCAAAAAATGAAAAATAATTAAGATGCAAAAATTAGTACCAATTACAAGATTAGGTAAGTTCTTTGGAGCCGAAGATTACTCTCTCGACATCGGGATGGGTGAGGAGTGGTTATTAGGTGATATGAACTTCACCATAGTATTGTATCGTATTGATAGGTATAAAACCAAAACTGATAGTGTTTACGGAGAGGTAACTGAGGATGGTATCCAATTTTTAGCTCCTGTTGAATTACAAGGTTTGGTTCAGATTATGACTCCCGCACATAAATTATTAGGTACTTCTAAAGTAGAACAACAAGAACCTGGTAATATGAAGTTTTCTATTTATCAGAAGACTCTTGATGATATGGGTGTTGAAATATTCCAAGGTGATTATATTGGATATTATGAAACAGAAGACAGAGTAAGATATTATGTGGTGTCTGATAACGGATATGTTAAGTCAGATAATAAACACACTTATGGTGGATACAAACCTTTCTATAGAAGTGTTGTTGCCACATATGTAAGTGAAAACGAATTTAGAGGAATATAATGAAAGTAATCATAACGGGGTCTCAGTTTGATTCTATCTTTATTGGTAAGAAAGTTATGGTGTACTATAATTTACATAAATACACTTTCTCGGTTAAATATGATAGTAAAGTAATATTACATGCTGACTATGTTAAATTAGGTGATGTTGAGTTTAGAGTTAGAAAAGGTGGAAACGAAAGGGTTCGACAACAAAAAAGTAAGAACGTACACGCGTTTGTTATCGGAAGATTATTAGACTATTGCAAATACCCTTGTGATAACATCCCAAACCCTTCATCAGATAAAATTGTAACTTATAATCCATATAAACACAACTCGTTTGTCTATAAAGATAGTGAAGAACCTATTTATACAACCAAAGAAGTTGATATGATAAATTCACAAAATAAACTATTTGTAGTTAAATAATAATGCCATTACCAAAACAAGTTAAACCAACATTACCATTAGTACCTCAGAAGACGTTGTCTGCTCGTAGGGAGCAGTTGTTGGAGTATATTAATGAAGACGGAACTTATTTACCTAAGTCGGTATTACATGCCGATTTGGATAGAGGTATGTTGGATTTTGTGAAAGGTGATTTAGAAGTTATAACTGCAGGTAAAGTTGTACCTATGGTTGATATTATTATTACAACACAAAACTGGTCTCAATATGTTGAAACCGCATTATTTGTTGATTTAGATTACAACCCTTCTCCACCATTTATTACTGTGGTGAGAAGTCCTGAAGTAAAGTTTGGAACCAATCCTTCATTACAATATACAATTCCAAATAGAAAACAATTTTATTATGCCTCGGTTCCAACATGGAATGGTAATGAACAAGGTATGGATATCTACACGATACCTCAACCTGTACCAGTAGACATTACTTATAGCGTCAAAATTATTTGTAATAGAATGAGGGAACTTAACCAATTGAATAAAGTGGTTATGCAAAAATTCTCATCAAGACAAGCATATACGTTTATTAAGGGTCAATATGTTCCAATCATCATGAACAATATTTCTGATGAATCACAAATGAGTTTAGAGTCAAGAAAGTATTATGTTCAAAGTTATGACTTTACTATGTTAGGTTACTTAATTGATGAGGAGGAGTTTGAAGTTAAGCCAGCAATTGCTCGAGTTGCTCAGGTTATGGAACTTGATACTTCTACATTTAAAAGAAGAAGAAACAAATTTCCTGAAAATCCTGACGAATTTCTTTCTAACTTTTTATATGTTGTTGGAAACAATACTTTAAGTGATGTGGTGGCATATACTGCAAACTTAACTTGGGTTAACTCTTCAAATGTTGAGTCATATGATGTTTACATTAATGGGGATTATTTTGGAACTGATGTACAAAAAATTCAAATTACAACAAACGATGTTTTAAGGATACATGTGGTTAAAACCGATGGCACTCAAGAGGCAAGTATTAAGTTTGAAAATACCTTAGTTTAATCCTCTCCGTAGATATCTTTCTTTTCTTTACACTTTTCAAGTATCAAATTTTCCAAAAATTTATAAATCTTTATTCCATGTTTCTCACAGTACTTTTTTAGTATTTCGTGTGCCTTAGGGTCTATTTTAATGTTCTTGATTTCTTTCTTTGTTTTCATAGGTAGAAAAAAGGTAGAATTTATTCATACCGTTTACAAATACATATTCAAAAGTCAAGTTTTTTGTAGTAGTAATGAATATTTATGATTAAAATAAATCTGCAATAGAATTAATTAAATAATGGCAACACAAGTAAATCAAAAAGTTTTTGTATCACCTGGAGTATATACATCTGAAACGGACTTATCATTCGTGGCTCAGAGTGTAGGTGTTACGACCTTAGGTTTGGTAGGGGAAACACTTAAAGGACCTGCATTCGAACCTGTTTTTATAACTAACTATGACGAGTTCCAAGCATACTTTGGGGGAACCGAACCAACTAAATTTGTAAACACACAAATTCCAAAATATGAAGCGGCGTATATAGCCAAGTCATACTTACAACAATCTAACCAATTGTTTGTGACTAGAGTATTAGGTTTATCAGGATATGATGCGGGCCCTTCTTGGAGTATTAGAGTTACTGCTAATGTTGACCCATTAACCATCGGTATAGTCGCACCAACAGGTGGAACGGTTTTCACGTCAACATTTACAGGTTATTCTTCAGGAAGTACAGTATCTTTAACTGCATTACCTAGCGATATCCAAGTTAACTTATTTAATCAATACAGATTATCTGACGGTAGTACGTCAACTTATAACGATGATTTCAATAGTAATTTAAGTAATATTATCGATACCCCATCTTTATCTGCAACTACAATAGCGTTCTATGGTTCAATACCATCATCAGACTATTGGAATTTAGTTAGTCAATATTCAAATCAACTTAACGTTTTTGATTCTGATTCTAATAACTTAGATACTAACGATTTAAGTTCAGATGCTAACGACCCTTGGTACTACGCAACATTTAGTAATGATGCAAACGTTAACAATAACTACACAGGATATTCGTTCTATTATAATGTGTCATCATTAACTGATAACAATGATGGTACTTTTACAGGTCAAATCACAGGTGAAGTATTTAGTTTCACAGGTACCGCTTATACTGAGTACAATAACATGGTTATAACAACATTACGTTCAAGAGGTATTTCGTTATATTCTAACGACGCAAATCTTGACCAACACGGACCTATTTATGAAGTTAGTAGTCTTACTGGCGTAACATTAGTTTCAACAGGAGAATATTCAGGTATAACAAATTCACCATACGAAGGTTTCTTACTTTCAGGTGTAACTAAAGACGGTGATAGTTTCTCATTTGAGACATCATTATCCGCGGCATCACCTAAATTTATAACTAAAGTATTGGGTACTGATAACTTTGGAAAAACAAGAAATGAGGTTCCTTTATTTGTTGAGGAAATTTATCCGAGTTCATTATCATATGCTTACAACCAAGGATACATTAAAGGTATTAATCCTGAGTTAGTCGCTTTAGAAGATGCTAGAAGTGAAAACCCACAATCAATTGCATATAAAGTTGAAAGATACCAATCACCTGAAACACCTTATTTAGTATCTGAGTTAAGAGGTAATAAAGTTTATAAATTATTTAAATTCATTTCGATTTCTGATGGAAATGATGCAAACGTTGAGGTTAAAATATCTATTGCTAACTTATCATTCAATAACATGACGTTTGACGTACTTGTTAGAAATTTCTTTGATACGGATGCAAATCCTGTAGTTATTGAAAAATTCACTAACTGTAACATGGACCCTAACTCTAACAACTTCGTTGCTAAGAAAATTGGTTCATCAAACGGTGAATACGCATTAATCTCTAAGTTTGTCATGATTGAATTGTCAGATGAAGCACCGATTGATGCAATTCCTTGCGGATTTTACGGATACACTCAAAGAGAATATGA